AACTTAGTTATGCCACTAACGTGACCAGAGTGTAATCCACCCACAGTCTTGTCATCAAGCATGCGGAACAAATCACGACCAGGAGATACCTGAGAAAACTTAACTGAAGACATAACGTCTTTGAACTTATCAGGTGTATCAAATGCTTTAGTAATTGAATCAAGCATTGCTTGGTCAACTGTACCATGTGCTTGAATAATTTCGCCAGGAGTTTTGCCAGCAAGTAAACCTTTTGCAACCTCAACATCGCTAGAGCCATAGACTTTTGTTACTTCATCAATTGCTTTATTGTCATAGATGGAGTTGCCGTCCCAAGCATTTTTCCAAATCTTTTTATTAAAAATGTCGCCATCACCCTGTGCAATTTGACGACCCACCAAATAAGGTGTATTAATAACTTTATTGTAATCGCCAGCAATCTTAAACAAACCAATGATAGGGCTTGCAAGAGTTTTGCCTACATACTTAAGAGCACCAGTTACTTCAGAGCCAAGCGTTGGCGCAGCCTGAGCGTACTGTGCATCTTTATAAAGAAACTTAAGACCGTCACGTACAGATGGGTCTAACTTCTGGTAAGCAGCAGTAGCATCCTGTGGCTTCATAGCCATAAGTTGCTTGTGCTTCTGAATGGTAAATGACATTTGCTCAACTTGATTAGTTTGCTGAGGTGTTAAGTTAGCATTCTTTGCAGCAGAATAAATGTTAGGAGAGGTCTCCGCGACAACAGGGTTAATTGGTTGCATGCTTACCCGTTATCTGATATTTGGTTATCCAACAACTGACGGTAAACTAATTCTGCATCTCCTGATGGGTCATACTGTGTAAGGTGACGAATAGTATCTACGAGTGTAGGTGCCTGATTAGGCATCATTCTTGACTCTGGTCCAGCACCTGGTCCAATTGGAATACCTGTAGTAACAGGTTCATTAGGGCGTTGTGATGGAGCAGATAAAGGAACAACAGGTGAAGGCATAGTTGGAACAGGATTACCTGCTAGGTCAGCACCAGACTGTTGGTCATTAACTTCTTTGTTATCTCCGTAAGGTAGACCTGTCCAGTCTTGCTTTGCTTGTGGAGGAGTCATGCCTTCAACAGCACCACCATCAGTACGTTGTGATAGCGCACCTGGTCCCGATACTGGAGCAGGATTTGCTGGCTGACGATAACCGCCTTGTTCTGCCATGTTTCCTCCTACTAAATAAGTTTAGATTGTGTTTTAGAAATGTATGGTCCTGCTGTAAATGCTGTTAATCTGCTAGCAATTTCCATTGCTTCGTAAGCATCTGCTCCTGCGTGTATTGCTCCGAGCACATAAGGTGCTCCAGAACCTGCAGCGTAAACATTAGAGTCAGATTTACTTACTGAACACTCTTGGTCTATGTCAAAGATTTCACCGTTAACGGCAATAAGAAACTGAAACCGCATCTCTTTAGTTCCATCATTAAAATCATGTCCATTATCAGATAAACATTTGCGTAATGACGGCATTACTTTTGCAATCATAAAGTGATAAAGGTTTTTCTTATCAGCCTTAGTTGGTACTGGTGGTTCCCAGATATGCTGTGCAATATCACAGGGAAGAACTTCCCCGCTACCTGCTACTAGATACTGACCACGCTCTGAAATCTTTTGTACTTCTGGATGTTTGTAGATGTAACCACTGTCATCAGTTGTCTGATTGTCTGCAACTATAACTGCATGGTCTTCATATTCCAAGCCTATAATTGTAGTCATTGTCCCCTGCCTTAGTTTTATACTTGTCTACGTTGTGTTACACGTGCACTACTACGTGCCGCGCCTGTTCCTGTAAGAGTTGAGAGAAGCGTTTGTAGTTCTGGTTTTGCTTGCCCTGGAATCTGTGCTGGCTGTCCACCCTGTTCAGGGGAAGGAGAGCCTCCTACTGGAGCACCAGGAGCAGCAGGGACAGGTTGCTCAACTGTAGGTTGCGCACCAGCAGGAGGATTCTTAGTTGTGAAGACTTCCTGAATAGCGTCTTCTATCGTCTTACCCTTTTGTCGCATAGAAATTACTTCTGATATTCTACGAACAATTTCGGTTGGGTCTTGTCCTTGCGCTGCCATTTGTGGAATAGCCTGTGTGTATGCCGCCAATGAACCAATGAGTCCATCACGCATTTTTTCAATTTCAATTTTTTCTTGCTCTAGTGTTACGTTTACGTTGAACGGAAGTTCACGCATAGCCATATCCTTAGAGATAAGACCGCCACCTAATGCTTGTAGCATAAAGATAAGTCCCTGCGCTGGGTTAAGACCCGCCAGCATTCCATAACGAACATCAGCAGAGTAATCATTCTTGATGTCTTTTGATGGAAGATATGTAATCTGGTACGGAGAACCAGCGTCTGTACCACGAATAGTTTTTTCTACGTTAAATAGTTTTTCATCAATCTCAAAGCAAAGAGAGATAACATCACGTAGTGCAGTTTGGAAAATAGCCTGTGCAGATTTGATTTGAGTATCAAATGCACCAAGCAGTGCTTGTACACCCTGTCCAGTGACAACACTTGCATTTACGTTACCTGTTCTAGATTCAGGATAACGCGCACCAACACGTAGTTCTTCATTGAGAAGTGTTGACTCAGTGAATGCACCTTGCGGTAGTGAAAGTTCAACACGGCGCACACCCGCAGGGTTGGCTGTACGGATAACAGCGTCTCCACCAAGTTGAAGTTCTTGAACGTCTTGCGGTAGAACAATCGGTGACTGTACTGACTTCTCTGCTGCTTCCATTGCAAGTAATGCAAATCTGTTACGAAGCAACTGAATACCAAGTACATCATCAAACTGTCCGCGCAATTCACCATCAGGACCAGGACGCTTTGCAATAATGACATTCATCTTGCCTAGCGGATTGACTGCATGTGATAGCAGCATATTGTTTCGTGATGGTAAATAAAGCACAGACTGGTCTTTGTCATAATAGCGAATCATCTCTATCATGCCATTGAGGTCTTGCTTATACCCCATCTTACCAAGTAGAGCAAATTCCTGTTCAGGGAACATTGCTACTAACTCGCCAAGAGTCATGGAGTATCTTTTAGCAAAAGCAACGCAGCGTCCATAGCGGTCAAATTCGGGATAAGCCCCGACAGGATTTTCTAAGCGGATGCGTGGTTGTTGCTCTTCTTCATCCAGTTCAATAATGAACGGAAGAAAACCGTAGGTAATGTACATATCTGCACCGTTGTACATCTGTACTTGCAAATCAGAAAGGCGGAAGTAGTTAGCCGCAATGCGAGTACGCTTATCAGCAAACGTACGAGCACGGTCTGAAGTTTGATTAACTGCAGAACAATTAACAGCAGGAAGTGGTGCAATTACTTCTGCTAAGTCACGGGCAACAATATCAATGAAGTTTGCAACTACGTTCTGGTCAATACCATCTGGAAAAAAGTTAGGGTAAACCTGTGAGATTTTACCCTGACGTACCATCTGGACATCACCATTGCGCTGGTCACGACCATGCGCCCGATAGCGTAGCGTTTGAACGCGTGCGCCAATCTGGTCCATTGATAACATGTGTTGTCCTATCTAAAAGTTAAGTTACTTGTTGTACTTAATTGGGTTGCCCATTGGTCCTGCTGCTGCAGTCATTGGGGGTTTAACGGTCAATTTTGTTTGCATGTTAGCAACATCTGAATGACCACCCATGTGGGCACCGTGTAGTACTCCAGCCTTACCATCAAGGTTTGTTACCTTAACTCCATTAGGCTTCATTGTGTTACGAGGTGTAGCGTCATTTCTCCAGGGCATTTGTTTTCCTATCCGTATACGTCTTGCCACTGTTCGTGGAAGGCTTCGTCTAAATTGATTGAGCCTCTTCGTTCCATTTGAGAACGGGTAGCCCAACGGTTACTTGCATACTTTGCTGAACTACTACTCAACTGCATTAGTTCGCGGATGCGAATAACCGCAAACCACAAAGCCATGACAGTATCTGTCTTGCCTTTAGTCTCTGGCTTCCAAGTCAGCAGTTGCTGAGTCAGTGCCTTGATTCCTTCGCTTCCCTCTGAAGAGGGGAGTTCAATAATGTTATTGTCTTGAAACTTTCCTTCACGCTCGGTGCCAAACAGCGTGGACATAGATGCGACTCCGAATGAGGTGTCCCATTTGTTCTTGCCTGTAAAGTGAGCATCAAGCCGTACACCGTGTGCAGCAAGCCAGTTTCTGAGTTCATCATCTAATGCGTACGCTTTCTGGTGCGCATTGATTTCAACTCTAAACTCTTGAGGTTTATACTTGGCTACAAGTTCTTCTATCTGCGCCCTAATTTTTTGAGGGGTTGGTTCTGTCATGTTAATACAATCAAGAACATAAATCTTTCCATCTGCTCTGTTATAACATGCAACAGTAAATGCAGCATTACCAGTCATAGCAGGGTCAAAACCAATTACAGTATGACCTTCTACTTGTTGTGGGTGTCCCACGACTCCAGCCCGTAGTGGACCTCTTTTGCGTGCCCCGTTGGTACTTCCCTGCACAAGCATTGGTGGGAAGATGGAGTCTTCTTGAATGTCTTCTTGTTGGTAGACAAGTGCCCAGGTTGAAGGTGTAACTTCGCTGCGTCTACGGGATAAGGTCTTACCGTCCCATTTGGGGTAGTAGCCGTTCTCTTGAGGAGTGTCATCATCCCCGTCCCACGGGACATCTGATTCTTTCCAGAGTGTAACCCAGTCTTCAGGTTTCTCAGCATAATCCAAGACAGCAGGCATCCCCATATAAGTAAAGGGAGTCCTACCCCCAGACCAATGCTTAGGATTACGAAGTTCTTTATAAAGGTCGTTAGCAGCAATTCGTGTCCCTACAACTAGCAGTTTACCATTTTTACCCAAACGGGTAATAACTTCTTTCTGTAACCAGTCCATCTGCTTTTCCCATTCATGGGCATTGGCAGTGGTGATACAGTCATCAAGAATAATCAAGTCGGCGCGTGCGCCGTAAATCTGACCGCCCATACCCAATGCTTGGATAGTCGGGTCTTTTTCGCTTGAGTTACGAGCCTCGCCCCCAAGATATACCGTATCGGTACGCCAAGTATCCGCGTCCTGTTTCCAACCGCCGTCAGGACCATATGCAGTCTGTAACTTGAGCCAGCGTGGATGTGACAAGCGTTGCTTGATTGCGTAGACGAACTCTCTCGCTTTTGTAATAGTCTTAGATACTACAATGATACGGATGTTCGGATTGAGGGCGATTCTGTAGGTAGAGTAGTTTACGGTGATAACCGTACTCTTAGCATGCTCAGGTGGTACATTGACCAACAGGCGATTGCTTTCCCCAGGCTCGTACTTCATAGACGGGTGCAACCATGAAGGTTCGCGCCCCTCCAGTAGGTCAACCCAATCTTGATGATGGGGAAAGACTGTCTGGTCTAGGAATGCTTTTGAGAAGTCTTTGAATGGCATGGACTCTTTCTCCACACCCATAGCATCAAAGGATTGCTTCTGTCCCTCGTCCTTTGCCGCTTCCAACTTGGAGGCAAACTCAGGGTCACGGGTCATCCACTGACGAACCGTATCTGGCTTCTTGCCTACTAATGCCATTGCCGCGGGGATGCTCACCCCACTCTTTACCGCCTCAAGCACCTGCTCTTTGGCTTGGGCTAGACCCTTAACCTTGAAGTGCTCGTCCCCACTTTTAAACCCAGCCATTGCGTGTCCCAACTTTTAGACAGACTTATCCCGCCGTATAGACAGACATCTGTACTACAGTTTGTCACAGATACGAAGAAGACTCTAAAAAGGCTTCTGAGTATATTTTACTGTACATATATACTTAATCCGTTCAAACAGTCAAAACGAACTATTTAGATAGAAACAATTATATAAGTGCTGGTCAGACTACCCCCTAGTCACTATACTGACAGAAATATATAGTCAGAGATACAACATATAATACTAACAGTTATTAACATATAGGGGGTCAAACTGTCTGTTCCAGACAGACAGACTACCCTACATGTATGACGACTACTGTCTGTCACGATACAGTCTGCCCAGCCTCTAGGCAGGGGGCACTGTATTATAACTAACTGTAAATATAAATAGTTCTATGGCTGGAGCCAGTAACTATTAACCCATTACAGTTGGGGAAGTATCCCCAAACCCCTCAGTCTGCCGATGCCAAAAGCATCACCAGTCCTACCGTACTGACTGGTCGGACCGAAGGCTGTTCGCCCCCGTGGTAAACCACGTGGTCTCGTGTCGCTCGCCCTGCTCGCTAGTCTCCGATGTCGGCTCACCACTAAAGGGTTCGCCTCGTCTCTCGACTACACACACAGCCCCATCTCTCGCTATGCTGTCGGCGTGTATGCAATCGCCTGCTATGTCCTTGACAATAGCAAGGCTCATGCTATCCACGCTACGCCATCCTAACGCTCGTCCTCCTACGGTGCTCTCATCATACTCGCATGTCAAATCGGTCAAGGAATGCCTACGTGGCATTCCTAAGACTGCCCGATTGCTCTGTCCGCGTGGTAAACCACGCGTTCTGGCATGTCTAAAGCCATGCCCGCCCCCTTCGGGGTATGACAAAGCGAGTATCTCTGTTCGCGTATTCACATCAGGTGGATACCAGAGCAAAGGAAGAAAGATGAACGAAGTATCATACACACAGGACTCACTCACAATCACAAATACATGTCCTGACTGTATCGCACAAGAAATGCTATGCGTGGACTGCGTTGACCAAGCGGATGCCCGCTTGACAGACAAAGCCTACGAACTGGTAGACGAAGGCAACCTTCAGTACAAGCGTCACTGGATGCTGACCACAGAACCTAGTGGACATGATTGGGTTGGAGCAAGCGTGAGGCTAATTCGCCCAGCACGCTTGATAGACGGTACAATACTAGATGAACGTAAAGAGTATCTACCTCCTATCGTTCACTTAGAAGACGGAGGAGAAGTTGACAACCTATGGGAGTTGGAAGATGAGACCCAACGCAGGCGTGAGGTTGAGTGTCACTGGTGCCACATCCTCACACCTAAAATCTTCAACGACTGTCAATCATGTGACAAACCATTGGAAACTAACGTACGATAAACCCAGTGACGGTATCCCCTGTCCATTCTGGCAGGGGAAACCCTCACAAAAACTAACTAACAAGGAGAGCAACAGATGCAAAACGAAGTAATCATCTCAGGTACACTCAAGAACATCAAGTTCGCAAAGAACCGTGACAACCGTATCAATGGCTGGCTCAATCAGCGAGTCATTAGCGCACTACCTAACGGAGAACATGACCGTATGGTGTATGTCTGCGGTATCAACATCACAGCACGTGATGCTGACGTAATCAAAGACCTTGTGGCATTAGACAACGCCCGTCAAGGTCAACCAGAAACCATCCCAGTGACTATCAAAGGTCGCTTGACTACATGGATTCGCAAGTCTCAGACCGAGCAAGGCAAAGACGAGTTCGTTCAGCAACTCGAAGTCTTCGAGGTAGTAACTAACTAACAAGCAGGAGGGGTGAGTGGCTAAGACAGCACTCACCTCTCCCCCTTTTTTTATTCGCGGGTATACCGTATCCTCTACGGACAACTGCAAGTCCATCTACTATTTCAACAGGGAGATTCATTATGTATATATCTATGTTCGATACTATCGGTATCATGGTGTCACTTACTACCAGTATTATTCTAGTTCTAATCACAGCCTATGCTAACCGCACGCTGCTCCATGAAAACAGAATCCTACGGAGCCGCATTCGTAGACAGCAAGAGCAGTGCATTAAGTATCACAGTCCACGTCCTTTCTAATACCAACTACAAACATAAGGAGAGAAGCAATGCTAACAATGACAATGAAAGACCAACTCGTAGAGTTGGGTACATTAGTAGACAATCAAGAACAATCTGTCCAACGTGTAGGTGCAAGGCTGATAAAAGAATACTTCGCATCATCAAGTACTGAACAAGATGCTGAGACTGTAGCCAATGTATTGTATTACCTAACAGATATACAGGTGCGTGACTATACATTAGGTATGCTTGATACTAATAAAGCAGATACAATTATACCAGCACTAGAGTATCTGCTTGACCAAGCACCTACAAATACAATTTATATCTGCGCACCAGCAGCAATGTTAGCGCAGGTATACTATGAGTTAGGTGATACAGCAAATGCATTCACTACACTAAGTAATGCACGCAGTGATTACTCACTAGCGCAACTACTATATCGTGTGTTTAAATCAGAGTGGGACCCAGCATCATTTGCTAAAATGCGTGCTGAACTACACCCTAAAGTAGTCGCAGGTATCTTTGGAGAGGAAACAAATGAGTAACATAATCGTAGACGTACTGTTCATAGCAGACCATTTTGTTATGGTAACTACTATTGAGACAGAGTTTAGCCATGATACAAGAGACGTAGAGAAAGCAGCATGGGATAGACTAGGCGCAGAGTATGGCGTTGATTGGGTAGGTATGACCCGTCAGTTTATCAACCAAGTATCTATTGAAGTAGTTCAAGAAGCAAAGCCAGAACCAACAGTCAATGATGTAGTTAAAAACATTAAGGAATCTAAAGGAGAATAACATGGGACTAGACATGTGGTTGTATGAAAAGCAAGTACATGAAGTAGCATACTGGCGTAAGGCTAATGCAATTCATGGTTGGATTATCAACCATGTTAATGCAATAGACGACTGCACTCCTATTACCTTGCGTAAGCAAGACCTATATGAGTTGCGAGAATTGTGTATTAAAGTACAAGAATCTAATAGTGTAGAAGTAGCAATGGAATTGCTACCGCCAACACCAGGATTTTTCTTTGGTAGTTATGAAGTAAATGACTGGTATTGGGAAGACATTAAAGATACAATTGATAAACTAAACACAGTACTTGAACAGTCAGTTGATGATGCTGAGTTTGAGTATCAGGCTAGTTGGTAAAGAGGATAACATGAGTAGACCAATAGGTAGCGCATGCTGTAATAATGATGTAGATTTTTACAAAGATAAGTACATTTGTTGTGAATGCAAAAGAGAATGCGAGACAATAGAATGAGTGAACCAAGACTAGAAGATGACGTAGCATTTTTTGATTCATGTGAAGAATGCGGTAACTTTATTCACACATGTGAATGCGATAGCGAAGACCCAGATAGAATGCATGATGAGATGGGTGAAGAATAGTTAGGAGTAACTATGCAACAACCAGTAAAGCAAACTGTATCTATAGGTATTGCTATAGCATTAACCTTTAATACACTGATTGGAATACCAATCAAAGCATGGCATCACCATGTAGCAAAACCTAAGTGTGTTGCGGAACCAACAGTAATCTGGACACCGCAACTAATTAGGGTATATGCACGTGGTCTGATGGTAATGGATTATCCACAGTGGAGCAGAGCAGATTGGGTAGCACTAGATAAACTATGGACACAAGAATCTCATTGGAATCATAAGTCTGCTAACAAACAATCAACTGCTTACGGAGTAGCGCAAGTTCTTAACACAAAGGTTGGGACTCCAGCCCCGCAACAAGTTGCGCGGGGGCTGTCGTATATTAAGTACAGATACGGTAGACCAACAGTTGCATGGCAACATGAACTACGACATGGGTGGTACTGATGAAGACATACTATAAAGTTACTTGCGACATACAAGTGGAAGCAAGTGATGATGACACAGCAGTTTGGTTAATCCAAGATGCGTGTAAGTTATACCCAGGACTAGCATTCCAACGATGGATGCTAGTAGAAAAGGATGAGAGAGAGGTAAGCAATGGCTGAAGTATTAGTAGACAACAGACGCAACGCTTGGAAGCGTGGCGGTACTGCAGTTAACGGTACATCTGCAAGTCAGGTAGCGCGTGAAGCGGGACTTGATTGGACTGTCAAAACAGTAGACCTACAAGGCTACGTCAATAACAAAGTATCAGATTACGAATCAGTGTCTGACTACTATCCAGTACCTAACAAGCAAGGCGTACTTAAGTTAGGTAATGACGGCGAGAACAACATCATTGGTGTTGTTGGTAGCAAATATAAGATTGTTCAGAACATGGAAGTCTTTGGTGCACTAGACACACTCATTGAATCAGGTGAAGCACGATACAGTGCAGCAGGTGAGTACAATGGTGGTGCTAATGTATGGATGCTTATGGAATTACCTACTGGTGTAACAGTAGCAGGTGACCCACATGCAGCATACTTACTAGCCAAGACATCACATGATGGTTCTTGTTCCGTTATCATCCGTCCTATTATTGAGCGTATCTTTTGCGCTAATCAAATAGGTAAGATTATAAATGCCAAGTACAAAAAGCCACTCATGTATAAGATGAAGCACACAACCAACTCAGAGTTATCCATCAATGACATCCGTAACATTACAACGATTACCTATCAGGCTATCGAAGAGTATGAGATGACAGCAGATGAGTTAATTAAACGTCAGATTAACAAAGACCAAGCAATGAATATCTTCAAAAAAGTATGGGCATTGCCACCTGAAGTAGAAGGTGTACCATATGACCTACTATCTAAAGGACAACGCAAGCAATTAACTATGGCTACAGATGCACGTGCAAAAGCATGGGACATCTACAGCCAGTCACCTACACAAGAGAACATTAGAGGCACAGCCTTTGGTGTATGGCAAGCAGTCATTGAGTATGCTGATTACTATGCAGCAGGCGGAGATGACAGGCGTGCCCTTGCTACCATTAGCGGTAGCAATGACCGCCTCAAGAACAAAGCACTGTCAATCCTGACAGCATAAGTTTACCTTGCATGGGTAAATCGCAGGGGACTTCATCATCCTCCTTTCACTGGGTTGCTCCGCCAGTGGCGAACACGGAGCACACACAAACAACGAGAGGGAAACATGAACACAATCACAATCAATACAGAAATAGATGGTCAAGTAAACACAGTTACATATACTGAAACAGAAGTCTTACATTTCAAGAAAAGAGCACAGGAAGTAGATGCTATCCAACAAGTCAATGACGTATTCCACAAAGAAATCCGTGACCTACGTTATAAAGTACGCGACTTTTTCAGTGAAGGTGAATGGTCAGATGGTGAGACAACATGCAACAAAGGTGACATCAATGCATTACTTGAGTCCATTGGATGCAATGCACTCACCACTAAGTACCGTGGTACATTTACCATTACAGGAACCTTTGGTGTTGAAGTAGAAGACGAAGATGAAGTTGAGTCTTTGTTTACTGACAATGTTAATGTTGATTTCTATGACGGTGACATTGAAGTAGAACAGGTTGAAGTTCTAGACATTGAGGAAGATAACTAATGACCCAAGCCTATGTACCATACAACGGTACTGCTGGCTGGTCAGGTACTGACACAAGTAAACTAAGAGCAGTAGAAAATCTTGTGTCAGGACGGGAAGAAAACAGACAGCAGATAGCGTTACGTATGTTAAAAGATGCAGGTGAGTTAGGTTTAAACTGGAAAGAGTTAGCAGACAAAACTGGTTGGCATCACGGTACCACTAGTGGTATCCTGTCAGTATTGCACCAGTCAGGTGCAATCATACGTTTGTACAGCACACGTAATAGATGCAAAATATATGTGCATCAGAATTACAAGGATGCTTATGCTAGGTACGAAGTATACTCACGACCAGAAAAAATTTGTCCGCACTGCGGCAATGACATCAACGCATAGTCCGTCAACTATGCTATGATGGGACAACTAGTTGGGCGGTAGGTTTTGGCTCTCTCCTTGTCCTACCCCCACTAGTATCTTAATCAAAGGAGACATATGTCAGAAGTAGAAGTACCAAGAGATAGATACGGCAGACCCATGATTGTGCCACCGAAGGGTGGCAAACCAGTACCGTATACACGTACCACTACAGTCGCAGGTTCATTAGATGACGGCACTGCACTAGTAGCATGGAAGTTACGCATGGCTGCAGCAGGTTTAACGCTGCGCCCTGACTTACTGTTGGCTGCATCAGCACACAGAGATAACAAGTTAGAGATGGACAAGTTAGTTGAAGATGCAATGGAAGCAGCAGGTGCTACCAAGCAAGCAACTATAGGCACAGCCATACATACATTGACAGAAAAGTATGACAGAGGTGAAGACCTTGGTGTCATACCAGAAGATTATGTTGCAGACATACAAGCATACGCAGATGCAACTAAGAACTTTGAGAATGTAAACATTGAACAGTTCTGCGTACTAGATAAGTACAAGATAGCAGGCACGCCTGACCGTATCGTTAGATACAAAGGCGAGTTGTTTATCTCTGACTTAAAAACTGGTAGCATCTCTTATCCAAATAAGATTGCTATGCAGTTAGCAGTGTATGCACACGGCTTGCCGTATGACCCTGCTACGGCAACCCGTTCAGCATGGGGAGATGTCAACCAAGAACGTGGAATCATTGTTCATCTACCAGCAGGTAGTGGTAAATGTGAACTACATTTTGTTGACATCAAGCAAGGCTGGAAAGGTATAGAGTTGGCTATGAAAGTTCGTACTTTCAGAGACACAAAAAAATCCCTAGTAACACCAATCAAGGAGTAACATGCACACAGAAGCACCAATCAGTATCAACCTCAAAACACCAGCAGGTACACAGTTAACACTACGTGCTAACACACCTGATGAGTTCACCGCATTAACATCTGGTATCTTCCAGATTGTAGAAGCCATTTCTGAAGTAGAGACAGCAGCACGTGGTAGCAATGCAGCAGTACCACCTAACCCACAAGTAGCAGCAATCGCTACAGCATTTGGAGCAACAGTTGTTGAAGACAACTGGAACTCTCCAGCACCAGTAGCACATGTATCAGCAGTACCAGGTGCAGGTGCACGCCAGTGCCCTCACGGTACAATGACACGTATCCATGGTATGACTGGCAAGTTCGGTCCATACAAGGGACACTTCTGCCCAGCAAAACAAGGTGACCCAAGTAAGTGCACAACTATTTATGTTAAAGCAAACACACCAGAGTTTGCATCATTCGTAGCAGACCAAACAAAGGCATAAATGAAAACACTACGCCGTAGTATTGGTAAGCCTGAGGTAGGTGGGGAGCCATTAGCCCCACCATTTCAAGCGTTCCAACGTGAAGGAATGATTCTGCGTAGAGCAGAAGTCTCCGTCATAGCAGGTACTCCAGGCGCAGGTAAGTCATCTATTGCATTACATATCGCAGCAAGACTGAAACAACCAACCCTTTACTTCTCTGCCGATACTAATGCACACACCATGGCTATGCGTTTGCTTGCTATGAAAGCCAAGATAACTCAAGCAGCAGCCGAGCATATGTTAAAGACAAGTCCAACACATGCAGAAGAACTCCTCAAAGAGTTCGGCAATTTGTACTGGTCCTTTGAACCTAGCCCTTCACTTGCTGACTTAGCAGATGAAGTGTCTGCGTTTGAAACTATGTGGGGCAGAAGCCCTACACTTATAGTTGTAGATAATCTTATGGACATTGCAACTGATGGACAAGAAGAGTTTGCAGGCATGCGTTCAGTAATGAAAGAACTAAAGTATCTTGCAAGAGATACCAATGCATGCGTACTTGTATTACACCATACTAAAGAAGGCGCACAGGGTTATCCTTGTCAGCCACGCTCTGCACTGCAGGGTATGGTTAGCCAAATACCTGCAATGGTATTGACAGTAGGACAGTTAATGCAGGGACAGGACGCATACCTATGCGTAGCCCCTGTTAAAAACCGTTATGGTAAGGCTGACTTCACTGGCAATACATATGTGCAACTATCATTTGACCCTGCATCTATGTACTTAGAAGATGTAGTCCGTGACTATAGACAGGTAGAGATGACAGTATGAGTAGTGCAGCCAAAGCCAAAGGCAGTGGAGCAGAGCGAGATGTAGTTAAGTATCTCAAGCAATGGTTCCCTTATGTTGATAGGCGATTGGCTGGTGCTACCCTTGACAAGGGTGACATATCAGGTATACCTGGAGTTACAATTGAAATCAAGAACCATGCCAAGATGAACTTGGCTGGATGGATAGAAGAATTGTTAACCGAGATGGCTAACGATAACGCGTGGACAGGTGTAGTGTGGCACAAGCGGGTGGGTAGGGGAAGTCCAGCCGATTGGTACTGCACTATGCCTGGTCATGTGTATGTAGATTTATTAAGGAGAGCCATTGGAGAAGCCAAGCATTGAAGAGTATCTCCAATTCATTGGAGCAAACACACCAGCCATAGGTAGCGGATGGCGTAAGATGAAGTGTCCATTTCATATTGATTCACATGCAAGTGCAGCAGTTAACTATGATTTAAATGCATTCATCTGCCACGGTTGTGGTGTCAAAGGTGATACGTTTAGTTTGATTATGTACAAAGAAGGGGGAGACTATCGTGAGGCTGTCAAGTTCGCAGCGTCAGTTCTTACTACAGGCAACACAGAGATACGCAGCAAGCATAGAAGTAGCGAGCGAGTATCTTTCAAACCGAAGTCTGTCGGTAGAAGAAGCGCAAGTATTTCATCTGGGAGTAGTCGTAGACCCAGTTCCAGGGCATGAAGCATACAAAGGTAGAATTGCTATCCCTTACATAACACCATCAGGTGTAGTAGATATTAGATTCCGTGGCATGCACGGAGAAGACCCAAAGTATCTTGGTCTTGTAGGTAGTAAAACAACTATGTTTAATACACAGGCTTGCTTTGTTGCAGACAAATACATCTGCGTCACCGAAGGTGAGTTCGATTGTATTATGATGACAGTTAAAACTGTTCACCCTACCATTGGCATTCCAGGTGCTAACAACTGGAAGCCACACTACAATAAAATCCTTGACGACTTTGAGATTGTAATTGTATTAGCAGATGGTGATGCAGCAGGGCTAGAGTTCGGCAAGAAAGTTAGTCGAGAGTTAGGCAATGTTAATATCATTAGCATGCCTGATGGTGAAGATGTAAATAGCATGATAACAAAACAAGGGAGTGAGTGGATTGACGAACGAATCAAGCAATGCATTACCGTTGGACAGTAGTTTTTGGGAACACACACAGCACTTAGACTTTACAGTAGGCATACCAGTATCTGAGACACGCATGATGGATGTACTGCAAGTACTCCAAGATATATATGAGACAGTCAGTGAAGATGTAGAAGAAGGTAAGAAACTTATTGTGGCTATGGCTGCAATCTTAGTAGCCTCACGCTACGATAAGGCTGATGAAATGTGGGAGCAGTTCGCAGTAGAAGAAGCCATGAAAGACTTTGACAAACACCTGAAAGGTATCCTTAATGAAGAATCCTGATGACGCTAAAGTCATTGTAAATCACCTACTTCAGACACTTTACGACAAGCATAAGGACTATGGTCCTATGAATATTGCGGGTGCACCTGGTGGTCCAATGAACGGATTACGCGTACGCATGTACGATAAACTTGCACGATTAAATAATCTGTTAGATACAGGCGACACGCCCAAGTATGAATCATTAGAAGATACCCTGCTTGACCTTGCAAACTATGCCAT